ATGGGAGCGGGGGCGGGCGGGAAAGCTGGGGGCCGGTTGCAGGTGCGCAAGGCCGCCAGGGGCGGCTGGACGCCCGCCAAGCGCGCGGCGTTCCTCGAGCATCTGGCAGGGACGTGCAACATCGCGGCTTCGGCGCGCGCGGTCGGGATGGCGCCGCGCGGGGCGCATGCGCTCAAGGCGCGCGATGCGGTGTTCGCGGCGGACTGGGCGGCGGCGATCGAGGCGGCGTACGAGACGCTCGAGGCGCGGTTGCTCGCCTATGCGCTGGGGGAGGCCGAGGGGGAGGCTGAGGCGGAAGCTGCCAGGGTCGCTGACAGGGTCGCTGACGGGGATGCGGCGGCGGAGTCGCGCGGGGCGCATTTCGATCCGCGGGTGGCGGTGCAGGCGCTGGGGTTCCGGCGGCGCGATGCGGCGGCGGGCGGGCGCGGGCCGTCGTGCAAGCGCGCGACGATCGCCGAGGTCGAGGCGGCGCTGGTCGCCAGGCTCGACGCGATCGCGCGGCGCGGGCAGGCGGGTGCGGCGGAGGACGGGTCGTGAGCGCGGGGGGGATGGCGCCGGTCCTGTTCGACCGGGGGCTGCTCGTGCGGCTGGCGCGGCTGTCGGCGGCGGATCGGCTGGCGGTGCTGCGCGCGCTGCCCGAGCCCGAGCTGCGCGCGTTTCACGAGAGCTGGGCGATCTGGGCGATGCCGGGGCAGCGCGAGCCCGAGGCGGACTGGCATGTCTGGCTGATCCGCGCGGGGCGCGGGTTCGGCAAGACGCGCGCAGGCGCCGAATGGGTGAGCGCGGTCGCGCGCGCGACGCCGGGCGCGCGGATCGCGATGGTCGGCGGGACCGCGGACGACGTGCGCAAGGTGATGGTCGAGGGCGAAAGCGGGCTGATCGCGGTGGCGCAGGCGGGCGAGACCTATCGCTGGCGACGCGACGCGGGCGAGTTCGTGTTCGACAGCGGCGCGCGCGCGTTCGTCTATTCGGCCGAAGCCCCCGAGAAACTGCGCGGGCCCGAGCATCATGCGGCGTGGTGCGACGAGCTGGCCAAGTGGCGGTACGGCGACGCGACCTGGGACAATCTGATGATGGGCTTGCGGATCGGCGAGCGGCCGCGCGTGCTGGTGACGACGACGCCGCGGCCGGTGCCGCTGATGCGGCGGCTGCTGGCGTTGCCGGGGCTGTATGAATCGCGCGGGGGGACGGGGGAGAATCCGTACCTGCCCGCGTCGTTCGTGGCGGCGATGACCCAGACCTATGCGGGAACGCGGCTGGGCCGGCAGGAGCTGGACGGCGAGCTGATCGACGATGTCGAGGGGGCGCTGTGGACGCGCGACTTGCTCGAGCGGCAGCGGTGCGGGGCGGATTTCGGGCTGCCCGCTTTGGTGCGTGTCGTCGTGGGGGTCGATCCGCCTGCGGGGACCAGCGGCGATGCGTGCGGGATCGTGTGCGTCGCGCTGGGGGCGGACGATCTTGCCTATGTGCTCGAGGATGCGAGCGTTTCGGGGTTGTCGCCCGAAGGCTGGGCGCGCGCGGTGGCGGACTGTGCGGCGCGGCATGGCGCGGACCGCGTGGTCGCCGAGTGCAACCAGGGCGGGGAGATGGTGCGCAGCGTGCTGATGGCGGCGGACTGCGGGCTGCCGGTGCGGCTGGTCCATGCGAGCCGCGGCAAGGTCGCGCGGGCGGAGCCGGTGGCGACCTTGTACGAGGGGCGGCGGGTCTTTCATGTCGGGGCGTTTCCGGCGCTCGAGGACGAGCTCTGCGGGCTGGTGAGCGGGGGGTATGTGGGGCCCGGGCGCTCGCCGGATCGGGCGGATGCGCTGGTGTGGGCGCTGACGGAATTGTGCTTGCGGCGGCGGGTTGAGGTGGGGGTTCGGGTGGTTTGAGGTCCCCCTTCCGTCATCCTGACGAAGGTCAGGATCCAGGGTTGCGGGGGGTGGGGCTGCTTGGCTCTGGGTCCTGACTTTCGTCAGGATGACGGGTGGGGTGGGGGTTCGAGCCTCACGTGCCCTCACCCTCCCACGCTTCGCGCGGGCCCCTCCCTCTCCCCCGAGGGGAGAGGGAGTTCGTGGTTCCCCTTCCGTCATCCTGACGAAAGTCAGGATCCAGGGTTGCGGGGGGTGGCGCTGCTTGGCTCTGGGTCCTGACTTTCGTCAGGATGACGGGTGGGGGTGGGGGTTCGAGCCTCACGTGCCCTCACCCTCCCACGCTTTGCGTGGGCCCCTCCCTCTCCCCCGGGGGGAGAGGGGTTTTGGTTATGGTTTTTCGGGAGGGTATTATGGGGTTGTTCGGGTGGAAGTCCGGGCGGGAGGGCGCGCGGCCGGCTTTGTCGGGGGCGGGGAGTCTTGGCTGGGCGGGGGCGGGCGGTGTCGCGGGGGCGCGGGGGTATGAGGCGCAGGTGCGCGAGGCGTATCTGGGGAATGCGGTGGCGCAGCGCGCGGTGAAGCTGGTCGTCGAAGGGGTCGGGTCGGCGCCGCTCGACGGGTCGGATCCGGCGCTGGTCGCGCTCGTCACCGCGCGGTCGGGGGGGCAGATGCTGATCGAGACGGTGGCGGCGCAGCTGCTGCTCCACGGCAATGCCTATGTCCAGGTGCTGCGCGATGCCGACGGGGGCGCGGCCGAGCTCTATGCGCTGCGGCCCGAGCGGGTGAGCGTCGAGGCGGATGCGGGCGGGTGGCCGGCGGCGTATCGCTATGCGGTCGGCGCGCGGGTGACGCGGCTGTCGGCGGATCCGGTGCGGCCGCAGGTGATCCACCTGAAGGCGTTTCATCCGGTCGACGATCATTACGGGCTGGGGTGCCTGGGCGCGGCGGCGGCGGCGGTCGGGATCCATAATGCGGCGGCGCGGTGGAACACGGCGTTGCTCGACAATGCGGCGCGCCCCTCGGGGGCCTTGGTCTATGATCCCGGCGACGGGTCGGCGCTGTCGGCGGACCAGTTCGCGCGGCTGAAGAGCGAGCTCGAGGCGTCGTTTGCGGGGAGCGGGAATGCGGGGCGGCCGATGCTGCTCGAGGGCGGGCTGAAATGGCAGGCGCTGAGCCTGACGCCCGCGGACATGGATTTTGCGGGGACGCGGAGCGCGGCGGCGCGCGAGATCGCGCTGGCGTTCGGGGTGCCGCCGATGCTGCTCGGGCTGCCGGGGGACAATAGCTATGCCAATTACCGCGAGGCGAACCGGGCGCTGTGGCGGCTGGCGATCCTGCCGCTGGCGACGAGCGTGCTGACGGGGATAGCGCAGGGACTGTCGGGCTGGTTCGAGGGGGCGGCGCTGCGGGTCGATCTCGACCGGGTGCCGGCGCTGGTCGAGGACCGCGAGCGGCTGTGGGGCATGGTCAGCGCGGCGACGTTCCTGAGCGATGCGGAGAAGCGCGCGATGCTCGATGTGAAGGAGGGGGTCTGATGGATGGCCAAGTCTTGGCGCAGCTGATGGCGCAGGGGGCGGAGCGGGGGGCGGACCTGGTGACGCTGCGCGCGATCGCGGAGGAGGCGGGCGAGCTGGGCGCGACGCGCGCGCTGGCGCGGCTGGGGCTGAGCGACGAGCGGGCGCGGGGTGACGTGGCGGAGCTGCGCGAGCTGCTGGCGGCGTGGCGCGATGCGAAACGGTCGGTGTGGAAGGCGGTCGCGGGGTGGATCGCGCGGCTGTTCGTGGCGCTGATGCTCGCGGGGCTGGCGGTGAAGCTGGGGTTTGCGGCGTGGCTGAAGTGATCCCTCGATACGCCACTCGGGACGAACGGGGCGGGGTGGCGTTTGCGGGGTATGCGGCGGTGTTCGACGTGGTCGACCGGGCGGGGGACGTGATGCGGCGGGGGGCGTTTGCCGGGGCCGGGGTGGTGCCGCTTCTGTGGCAGCATCGTGGGGGTGCGGTGGGGGTGCTTGCGTCGGTTGCGGAGGATGCGCGGGGGTTGCGCGTCGAGGGGGTGGTCGAGGATCCCGAGCTTGCGGGGCTGGTGCGGTCGGGGGCGGTGGCTGGGTTGTCGGTCGGGTATCGGGCGGTGCGGGTTCGGCAGGGGGCTCGGCGGGAGGTGCTGGGGGTGGCGCTGGTCGAGGTGAGTCTGGTGGCGGTGCCTATGCAGGGGTTGGCTCGGGTGGAGGTGGTGGGGCGCCGTGCTGACGCGCTTCGGTCATCCTGACTCATTCCCGTCATCCTGACCTATTCCCGTCATCCTGACGAAAGTCAGGATCCAGAGCCGTAGGGGACGGCGCTCGGGGCTCTGGGTCCTGACTTTCGTCAGGATGACGCGGGGGGTGGGGACGGCGCTTGGGGCTCTGGATCCTGACTTTCGTCAGGATGACGCGTGGGGGTGGGGGTGAGGCTTCGAGCCTCACGTGCCCTCACCCTCCCACGCTTTGCGTGGGCCCCTCCCTCTCCCCCGGGGGGAGAGGGGTTTTGAGTTTCGGGCGTCCTTCGGGGCGCCTTTTTTTGTTTCTGGCAGGGAGATGGACATGAGCGTGATGGATCGGCCGATGCTGGAGGGGGCGGCGCCTTCGGGCGCGTTTGCGGGGTTCGTGCGGAGCGGTGCGACGATCGAGATGAAGGCGTTTACCGGGGTCTCGGGCGATGCGGGCGGCTATGCGGTGCCGCGCGAGGTGGATGCGCAGATCGATGCGGTGCTGAAGGGGATCTCGCCGATCCGCTCAATCGCCAATGTCGTGAAGGTGGGCTCGGCGGGGTATCGCAAGCTGGTCACGACGGGCGGCACGCCGTCCGGCTGGGCGGCGGAGAATGCGGCGCGGCCCGAGACGGCGACGCCGGTGTTCGTCGAGATCGTGCCGCCGACCGGCGAGCTCTATGCCAATCCGGCGGCGAGCCAGGCGATGCTCGACGATGCGGCGTTCGACGTCGAGGCGTGGCTGGCGGGCGAGATCGCGATGGAATTCGCCAAGGCCGAGGGTGCGGCGTTCGTCGGCGGATCGGGCAGCGGGCGGCCCAAGGGGTTCCTGACGCAGCCGACCGCGGCGACCGCGGACGGGACGCGGGCGTTCGGGACGCTGCAATATCTGGCCTCCGGGACCGCGGGGGATTTCTCGGCGAGCCCGCAGGAGCGGCTGATCGACCTCGTCCAGGCGCTGCGCGCGCCGTATCGGCAGGGGGCGAGCTTTGTCATGAATGCGAGCACGCTGGCGCGGATCAGGAAGTTCAAGACGAGCGACGGGGCGTTCGTGTGGGCGCCTTCGCTGGCGGCGGGGCAGCCGGCGACGTTGCTCGGCTATCCGGTGATCGAGGCGGAGGACATGCCGGACATCGCGGCAAACGCGCTGGGAATCGCGTTCGGGAACTTCAAAGCGGGGTATCTGATCGCGGAGCGCGCGGAGACGGTGATCCTGCGGGATCCGTACTCGAACAAGCCGTTCGTCAATTTCTACGCGACCAAGCGCGTCGGCGGGTGCGTGACGAATTCGGAGGCGATCAAGCTGATGAAGTTTTCGGTGAGCTGATGGGGTGTGAGGGGGTGGGGGTTTCGAGCCTCGCTTGCCCTCACCCTCCCACGCGCAAGGGCGCGTGGGCCCCTCCCTCTCCCCTGCGGGGGAGAGGGGTTTTTTGGGAGATTCCTATGGGTGAGCAGGGGGTGCCGGTGGCCGTTGTCGCGGACGCGGTGGTGGCCGTGCGGGCGGTGTTGCGGCTGGAGGGGAGTGCGGAGGACGCGTTGCTCGGGCGGGTCTGTGCGACGGCGATCCTGCTTTGCGAGGCGTTCGTCGGCGGGGCGATCGTCGCGCGGGTGGCGGGGGACGGCGCGGCGGAGACCTGGGACGCGGTGCCGGCGCCGGTGGCGCAGGGCGTGGCGATGCTGGCGGCGCATCTGTTCGATCACCGCGAGAGCGATGCGTTGCCGCCGGCGGCGGTGGCGGCGTTGTGGCGGCCGTATCGGCGGATGCGGCTCAGTCCCGAGGTGACGGCGTGAGTGCGGGGGCGGTGTTGCAGGCGGGGGTGGTCGCTCAGTTGCAGGCGGCGCTCGACTGCGCGGTGTTCGATGCGCCGCCGGTGCGTGCGGCAATCCCCCATGCGGTCGTCGAGGATCCGGTGCTGGGCGACTGGAGCAGTGCGACGTGGCGCGGGCGCGAGGGGCGGCTGGTGGTGACCTTGCACGATGGCGGCGAGCGGCCGGTGCGGCTGCGCGCGGCGCTGGGCGCGGCGGAGGCGGCGGTCGAGGGGCTCGATCCGCTGCTGTCCGACGGGTGGCGGCTGGTGCGCGCGCAGCTGGTGCGGTCGCGCGTGCTGCGCGTCGGCGAGCGGTGGCGGGGGACGAGCGAATATCTGGTGCGGATGTACCGCGAGGATTGAAGAGGGAGACGGACATGGCGGTGGAGAAGGGGAGCGCGTTCCTGTTGAAGGTCGGGAACGGCGCGGCGACGCCCGTCTATGCGACGGTGGCGGGGCTGCGGACGACGCAGATGTCGGTGAACGGCGAGGCGATCGTGGTGACGACGAAGGATTCGGGCGGCTGGCGGCAGCTGCTGTCGGGGGCGGGGGTGCGCAGCGTCTCGGTGTCGGGGGCGGGGGTGTTCACGGGGTCGGCGGCGGAGCTGCGGATCAAGGCGAGCGCGCTGACCGGGGTGCTCGACGATTACCGGCTGGCGTTCGAGGGGGGCGATACGATGACCGGCCGGTTCCTCGTGTCGCGGCTGGATTATGCCGGGGATTTCAATGGGGAGCGATCCTACACGCTGAGTCTCGAGAGTTCGGGGGCGGTGGTGGCGGGGTGAGGGTTGCGGGTCGGGGGATCCGTTGATCTTCGGCCACCTCCGGTCCTGTCATCCTGACCCCCCTCCGTCATCCTGACCCATTTCCGTCATCCTGACGAAAGTCAGGATCCAGGGTCACGAGCGTTGTCCTTTGCAGCTCTGGATCCTGACTTTCGTCAGGATGACGGGGGGGGGGCGGCGCGGTGTGTGGGGCTCTGGGTCCTGACTTTCGTCAGGATGACGGGCGCGCGGGGGGGCGGTGTTCTTGGCCTCACTTGCCCTCACCCTCCCACGCTTTGCGTGGGCCCCTCCCTCTCCCCCTGGGGGAGAGGGGTTTTGGAGATATTTTATGAGCGAAGTGGCGAATTCTTTGCGGGGGGAGGGGGCGCTTCGGGTCTCCGGGGAGACGCTCGTGGTGCGGCCGAGTTTTGCGGCGCTGGTGGCGGCGGAGGACGAGCTGGGGCCGTTGTTTGCGCTCGTCGAGCGTGCGGCGGCGGGGAAGCTCGGGATTGGCGAGATGGTGGCGCTGTTCTGGCATTGCCTGCGTGATTGCCCTGAGGGGCTGACGCGCGAGCGGCTGGGGGAGGCGGTGGTCGAGGCGGGGCTGGCCGTCGCGACGCCGGTGTTGCGCGGGTTGCTGCGGCAGATCCTGGCGGGGCGGTGATGACGCGCTTTGCAGCGAGCGCCGCGCGGCTGGCGGGGTTTGCGGGCGCGGTGCTGGGTTGGGCGCCGGATGTGTTCTGGCGCGCGACGCCCGCCGAGCAGGGGGCGGTGGTCGCCGCGATGATGGGAGACACGCCGACGCCGCCCGATGCGGCGGCGATCGCGCGGTTGCAGGAGGCTTTTCCCGATGGATGACGATCTGGAGCCCGCGCTGGTGCGGGTGCGCGTCGATAATGCGGCGTTCGCGCGCGACGTCGCGGCGATGCGCGGCGAGCTGGACGGCGTGCTGGGCGCGGGGGCGGAGCGCGCGGCGGTGCGGCTCGAGGCCGCGTTGCTGCGCGCGACGCGGACCGGGGCGCTCGGGTTCGAGGAGCTGAAGGGGGTGGCGGTCTCGGCGCTCGATGCGATTGCCGGGGCGGCGGTGAAGACGGGGGTGGAGTCGGTGCTTGGCGGGGGCGTGAGCGGGGGTCTTGCGGGGGCGCTGGCGGGACTGCTCGGCGGGCTGCCGGGGCGCGCGACCGGGGGGCCGGTGTCGCCGGGGCGTGCCTATGTCGTCGGCGAGCGCGGGCCGGAGATGTTCGTGCCGGCGAGCAGCGGACGGATCGAGGCTGGTGCCGGTGGCGGTGCCGGTGCGGTGCGCGAGGTGCGGGTGGCGATTACCGTCAATGCGGCCGCGGGGGCGGCGCCGGGGGTGCTGGCGCAGTCGGGGCGGCAGGTGGCGCGGGCGGTTCGGGCGGCTTTGGCGGTGGAGTAGTTGGGGAGTCTCACTTGCCCTCACCCTCCCACGCGCGAGCGCGCGCGGGCCCCTCCCTCTCCCCCGGGGGGAGAGGGGTTTTTCGGCTGGCTTGCCCTTGTCGTTCTTCTTGGAATCTGGAGATCATCATGGGGCATTGGCTGTGTTCGGGGCGGACGGGGCAAATGGGGGGCTTGGTGTCGCGGTTCGATGCGCGGTTCTGGACGGTGGATTTTCCGCGGCCGATGATGGCGTCGGTGGTGACCACGGGGCCGGAGTCGCTGCGGGTCGATGCGGTGTTCTACAAGCAGGACGATCTCGCCGGGCTGATCTGGGAGGCGGAGGACCGGTTCGATCATCCGTTGCTGGCGTATGAGACCGCGCGCGACTTTCGCGACTGTCGGCTGTCCTTTCGGTGGCGGTCGGGGGGTGTGATCGCGCTCGACGCGATCCATGGCCCGACGCTGACGATCGAGGGGCGCGACGCCGCGGGGCGAGCGCGCGCCTGGTATGTGCGGCTGTGGAATTATCCGGTCGGGACGCCCGAGGACGCGGTGGTGACGCTCGATTTCGCGGCGCTGGTCGGCGGGTATGACCTGCCCGCGGACAGCGATCCCGTCTGGGCGGGGGATATCGACCGGATGTTCGTGTCGCTGGTGCCGCCGGGTTATGGCGCGGGGAGCGGGCTGCTGGCGGCGATGCACGAGGGCTGGGTCGAGTGGAGCGCGATCGCGTGCGACGGGCCGGGCGCGGTGCTGGCGATCGGCGAGGCGGTGGTGCCCGAACACGCGCTTCGGATCGCGGGCGGCTATGACGACAGCTACAACCTGACGCCGGCGCGGTTGCTGCGCAATGCGCTGCACTTGGGGTACCGCGGGAGCATCGTCCATTATGTCGGGATGAGCCATTATTTCCGGCTCGAGGCGCTGGGCGGCGGGTTTTACGTGTCGCTGGCGGGGGGCGTGCTCAACGCGGCGTGCGCTGCGTGGCACCGCGATTTTGCGCGGCGGGCGGGGGCGCTTGGCTATGACGTGATCTGGTCGCTGAGCTACGAGCTGTTCGACGCGCATTGCTGGAACGACTGGAAACAGCGCGCGGCGGATGGCGCGCCGGCGCTGACGGGGTGGGCGCCGCCCTCGACGCTGTTGTCGCCGGCGCATGGCGGGGCGATGGCGTATCTGCAGGCGGTGGCGCGCGCGTTCGTGGCGATCGGGGTCGCGGCGGGGCTGCGCGCGCGGTTCCAGGTCGGCGAGCCGTGGTGGTGGGTGATGCCCGACGGGCGGCCGTGCCTCTATGATGCGAGCGCGGTCGCGGCGTTCGCGCCGGTGGCGATGGCGAGCATCCGGGGGGCGAGGAGCGCGGACGAGATCGCGACGCTGGACGCGGCGGGGGCGTGTCTGGCGGCGTCGACCGCGGCTTTGGTGGCGGCGGCGCGGCAGGAGGCGGGGGCGGGCGGGTGCGTGGCGCATCTGCTCACCTATCTGCCGACGGTGCTCGACGCCGCGGCGCCCGAGGCGAAGCGGGCGAACATGCCGCTGGGCTGGGCGTGGCCGGCGTTCGATGTGCTGCAGCTCGAGGACTATGACTGGGTGACCGCGGGGGACAGCGCGTCGTCGGCGGACGCGGTGGCGCTGGTCGGCGCGCGGCTGGGCTATCCGGTCGAACGGCAGCATTATCTGTCGGGGTTCGTGCTGACGCCCGGGCGCGGGGCACAGCAGGTCGCCGAATGGGGGCGGATCGCGGCGGCGGCGCGCGTGGCGCGGGGGCGCGGCGTGGCGGAGATTTTCGTCTGGGCGCTGCCGCAGGTGATGCGCGACGGGTTCGTGCAGTTCGAGACCGATGGGGAGGATGATGTGGACGCGTTCGACGACGTGCTGTTCCCGCTCGAGCTGGGGCGCGAGGCGGAGGTGGCGCCGGGATTCTCCACCGCGATCCTGACGAGTGCGGGGGGTGCGGAGACGCGCAACGCCGCCTGGGCGGAGGCGCGGACGAGTTATGACGTCGGACCGGGGTTGCGGAGCGAGGCGGATATCGCGGTGCTGCTGGCGTTCTTTCGCGCGCGGATGGGGCCGGCGCGCGGGTTCCGGCTGCGCGATCCGTTCGATGCGGACGCGGTCGGGCAGCGGATCGGCGTCGGCGACGGCGACGGGGTGCAGCGGCGGTTCGCGCTGGTCAAATATTATGGTGCGGCGTCGCGGCGGATCACGCGGCCGGTGGCGGGCAGCGTGTCGGTCGCGGTCGGCGGGGTCGCGACTGCGGGCTTTTCGGTCGAGGCCGGGGGGTGGGTGGTGCTCGATACCGCGCCCGCGGTCGGGGTGGTGGTGACCGCCGGGTTCGCGTTCGACGTGCCGGTGCGGTTTGCCGAGGACCGGCTGAGCGTGGCGCGCGCGACGTTTCTGGCGGGGGTCGCGGGGTCTGTGCCTTTGGTCGAGGTGCGCGAGGGATAGGTCGGTTTCTTGCGGCCGGCGTGCGGGATCCGGTGCTTCCTCGTCGTCATCCTGACGAAAGTCAGGATCCAGAGCCAAGAGCGTCGTCCTGTGCGGCTCTGGGTCCTGACTTTCGTCAGGATGACGGGGGTAGGCGGGTGCGCGGGTGTGGGGGTGACGGTGGCGGGGTGGGGGGCTGCGGCTCCTTTGCCGTCGGCCCCGTACGTGTCTGGGTCCTCCTTTCGGAGAAATCACATGGTTCTCGATGGTGAGCTGGCGACGATCGCGGTGTGCTGGCGGGTGGAGCGGCGCGACGGGGTGGCGGTGGGGTTGACCGCGCACGACCGCGACCTGGTGGTGGACGGGCTCGTCCACCGCGCGGCGCCGGGGATGACGCCGTCGGCGATCCAGCGGGGGAGTGCGCTCGAGGCGGACACGATGGACGTTACGGGCGCGCTGAGTGCGGCGGCGATCGGCGCGCGCGATCTGCTCGCGGGGCGGTGGGACGGCGCGCGGGTGACGGTGTTCGCGGTCGACTGGACCGATCCGGGCGGCGCGGCACTCGCGCTGGGCGGGGGAGAGATCGGCGCGGTCGAGCTGACGGAGGGCGGCTTTACCGCCGAATTGCGCGGGGCGGGTGCCGCGCTCGACCGCGCGGTGGTCGAGGAGACGTCGCCCGAATGTCGCGCCGAGCTGGGCGATGCGCGGTGCCGCGTGGCGATGGCGGCGCGGCGGCGGTTCGCCAGGGTGGTCGCGGTCGCGGGACGCGACGTGACGCTCGACACCGCGGAGCCGATCGCGGGGGGCTGGGGTGGCGGTGTGCTGCGCTGGTTCGGCGGCGCGAACGGCGGGCTGGAGAGCGCGGTCGTCGCGTCGGCGGGTGCCAGCGTGACGCTGCAGCGCGCGCCCGCGTTCGCGGTCGCGGCGGGGACGCTCGTCGAGCTGGTCGAGGGGTGCGACAAGAGCCTTGCGACGTGCGCGACCCGGTTTGCGAACGCGGTGAATTTTCGCGGTGAGCCGTATCTGCCGGGGATCGACCTGCTGACGCGGTATCCCGGCGCATGAGCGCGGAGACGGGCGTCGCCGTCGAGCGCGCCGCGCTCGCCGCGGTCGGGAGCCGGTTCCGGTTGCACGGCCGCGCGGCGGCGACGGGGCTCGACTGTGTCGGGCTGGTCGCGCTGGCGCTGCGTGCGGGCGGGTGCGTCGTCGCGGTGCCGACGGGCTATGCGCTGCGGGGCGGCGATCCGGTCGCGGTGGCGGCGTGGCTCGATCGGGTGCTGGCGCGGCGGGCGGGTGGGGATGCGGGCGCGGCGGGCGACGTGCTGATGCTGCGGACGGGGCCGGCGCAGCTGCACTTCGCGGTGCGCAGCGCGCGCGGGATCGTCCACGCGGATGCGGTGCTGAAACGCGTGGTCGAGCGGCCGGGACCGGTCGCGGAGCCGGTGCTGGGATGCTGGCGTCCGGCCGTGCAATCGGGGGAGGCATGACATGGCGACACTGGTGTTGACCGCGGTCGGGAGCGCGGTGGGCGGGCCGATCGGCGGTGCGATCGGCGCGCTGATCGGGCGGTCGGTCGACGGGCTGGTGCTGCGACCGGGACGGCGCGAGGGGCCACGGCTGACCGAACTGGCGGTGCAGACCTCGTCCTATGGCAGCCAGATCCCCGCGCTGTTCGGGACGATGCGCGTCGCGGGGACGGTGATCTGGGCGAGCGACCTGATCGAGACGCGGTCGCGCAGCGGCGGCGGCAAGGGGCAGCCGAGCGTGTCGACGTACAGCTATGCCGCGTCGTTCGCGGTGCTGCTGTCGGCGCGGCGCGTGCTGCGCGTCGGGCGGATCTGGGCGGAGGGCAAGCTGCTGCGCGGCGCGGGCGGCGACTTCAAGACCGCGACCGGGTTCCGGCTGCATCCGGGCGGCGAGACGCAGGCGGTCGACCCGCTGATCGCGGCGGCGGAGGGCGCGGGGGTTTCGCCCGCCTATCGCGGCTGCGCCTATGTGGTGTTCGAGCAGATGGCGCTGGCGGCGTACGGCAACCGGATCCCGTCGCTGACCTTCGAGGTGATCGCCGACGCGGGCGCGGTGGGGGTGGCGACGATCGCGCGGGCGGTCGCGGCGGAGGTCACGGAAGGAACGGGGGAGCATGCGGGCGAGGCGGCGATGACGCTCGACGGGTTTGCGGTGGCGGGCGGCAGCGTCGGCGCGGTGCTTACGACGCTGGCGCAGGCGGCGGGCGGCTGGTTCGCGCCGGGATCCGACGGAACCGCGCTGACGCTGTGCGATCCCACGAGCGCGGCGGGCGACCTGCCGGTGATCGTCGATGCCGGCGTGAGGGCGGGCGTGAGCGCGGATGGGCGGGGTACGGATATGAAGGTGCGCGCGGTCGCGGCGAGCGACAGCGTGCCGCGGACGATGACGATCGGCTATTATGACGCCGCGCGCGACTATCAGACGGGGTTGCAGCGCGTGCGGCGGGCTGGCGCGGGGCCGGGCGGGCGCGACGAGCGGATCGCACTGGCCGCGGTGCTGTCGGCGGGCGCGGCCAAGACGATCGCGGCGGCGGTGCTGGCGCGCGCCGAGGCGGAGCGCGTGCGGCGGACGGTGCGGCTGGGGCCGGGTGGGCTGGCGCGGACGCCGGGGTCGGTGGTGCGGATCGCCGATGCGGCGGGCGTGCCCGAGCCGGGGATCTGGCGGATCGTCGAGTCGATGGTCGAGGCGATGGTCACGACGCTGGTGCTGACGCCGGTCGAGATCGCGCCGGTCGCGGTCGCGGGCAGCAGCGGGCGCGTCGCGGCGGCGGTCGATGCGGTGATCGGCGCGAGCCGGCTGGCGGCGTTCGAGACGCCCGGGCTCGAGGACGCACCGCTCGTGGCGCCGCGGCTGACGGTGGCGGCGGCCGGCAGCGGTGCCGGCTGGCGGCAGGCGGCTTTGCTCTATTCGATCGACGACGGCGCGAGCTGGATCGCGGCGGGTGCGACCGCGGCGCCCGCGACGATGGGGCGGATCGCGGTGGTCGCGGCGGCGCGCGGGGCGCTGCTGTGCGACGCCGCGGGGGTGTTCGAGGTGGTGCTCGCGCGGCCCGACATGCTGCTCGCGGATGCCGACGATGCGGGGCTCGACGCGGGGCGCAACCTCGCGCTGGCGGGGGACGAGCTGATCCAGTTCGGGCGTGCGGACCCGGTCGGCGCGGGGCGGTGGCGGCTGACGCGGCTGTGGCGCGGGCGCCGCGGGACCGAGGCGGCGATCGGCACGCAGGCGCCGGGCGACGCGTTCGTGCTGATCGAGGCGGATGCGATGCGGACGATCGACCTGCCCGTCGCGGCGATCGGGCAGACGGTGCGCGTGCTCGCGTCGGGGGTCGGCGATACCGAGCCGGTCGAGGCACGCTGCGTGCTGGCCGGCCGGTCGGTGCTGCCGCCGTCGCCCGTCGGGCTCCGCGTCGCGCTTGCCGGCAATGGCGACGCCGCGGTCCGCTGGATCCGGCGCAGTCGTGCGGGGTGGCGGTGGATCGATGGCGGCGACGTGCCGCTGGGCGAGGACGCCGAAGTGTATGTCGTGCGGATCGTGTCCGCGACGGGCGCGGTGCGGACGGTCGAGACGAGCGTATCCAGCGTGACCGTCACCGGCGCGGAGCGCAGCGCGGGGCCGGTCGCGGTCGAGGTGCGGCAGCGCGGGCTTTTCGGATTGTCCGCACCGGCGCGGATCATGGTGGCAGCAGCGGGAGAGGCGACATGA